ATGCGGCCGGTGCCCAGAGCCAGACTTTTCTTGCAAGAAAGTACCTAATTACAAAGTGATGAGTCAAGATAAACTCCCAGATTTCAAACCACAGATGAGTGGTGGATTAGGCTTTCGATAAGCTCCAGATTAGCGTCTCGGGGTGTTTTTCTTTGTGGCAAGTTTTTTCCCAATAGCTCCCGTTAAGGCGACACAACGATTGGTTCCAGGATTTAGAATTTTTCCCGGAGGACAGATTTTTTTCGTTTTATGAATGTTTTTTCGCGAACTACTTAGATTAATCATTGCAGAATGTCTTTCTCTTTGGGTCCTTAATTTTTTCCCAATTGCGCCGGTTAATGAGACGCATCGCCTGGTTCTAGGATTTAATATTTGTCCATCTGGACAGACTTTTTTACTTTGTACGATTTCGCCAGAAGGAAGTATATTAGGCGAATTTAATAATATTTTGGGAGCGATACCCTTCTTCTTTGGGATAACACCTGATAGTATAGGCTTCACATTATTAATATAGTATTCATATATTTGTGGAGCTCTCATACGATGTAAACTATTCGATACGAGCATTAAATTTATGAAATCATGAATTGATTTCAACTCATTGTAATGTTCCAGTTTGGAATTTAAATTGCACACACCAACATCAAAACGGGTACCTGTAAAACTAACCCACATTTGCATATACATAATTCCTAAGCTAAACGTATCAATGCTCTCACTTATGCGCCTTCTCAAGGTTGAATATCCCTCTTTTTTAATATATTCTTTATAAGAATCTATTTTTTCCATTGTGTCTAAACAATCAGTATATATATTCCCAATCCCAATATTCGATTCCACGACAGTTTTTGCATATGAGCTTTCATATCTGTAGATGGGCGGCTTGGGGCCATACCACCCGTACTCCATGTTGTCAAAATATAGAGTTTTAGAATCTGTGTGACAGAACCAGAGATCTAATGGCCATACCCAATAGGCACGCTGTAGTGCTTCGAACGATTTAACTTTATCGATTTTGCGGGTCAATCCAAAATCAATAAAATTAAAACGTTTCTTACTTTCATTATAAACTACATTATCAGTTTTAATATCAAAATGACACATATTTTTTTCATATAATTCTTTAATTCCCAATAAAAGATTTTCACTTTGGATAAATAAATCTATAAAAGCTTTATTTTTTGAAGATTGTTTGCTGAAGGATGATGGTTTATTCGCAATATAACCAGATACACTAGTACCACCATCGTCTTGCAAGATATTTGTATATTTTTTCAACATAGAATTGTCGGTTCCATCAGTCTTCCATTGTTCAGACATTTTTATCTGGACACCGTCGGGAATAATATTACATTTATTCACCCCATCAGATTCGGTCGGTAATTTTGGCTTGCAACTTTCATACGATTTTAAATGCCATTTATATCCGGGGTCAATCTTAGAAATTTTATTATTTTCTGAGATTTCGGCTTTAGCATCAACATTCGCTAAAAGTTTAGAAACCTGACCATGTTTACGCACATTTTCATTTTCGCATAATAATGGTTCATTAAATACACATCCAAATGAACCTTGTCCGACTAACTTTCCACCGTTCATTATATATATAATTGATATAAAAAATGACGCAATATTATATACATCTATGCAAGATTGGGAACCTATGGTTTTGAATTCAAAAAAATCGCGTGCTCCTGAAAAGTGCCCCCAAAAAAATCTTACAACCGAACAAAAAAAAACAATTGAACTAACTAATAATACCGATGCTCAAAAATCGGATATGATGCCCCGTGACATTGTTAAACAACTGACTGCGCTTCGCGCATCCCGGAATAAAACGCAAAAACAACTTGCGAATGAACTTAATATAATGCCGAAAATTATTCAAGATATTGAATCGAATAGACATCCGCGGGATATGAAACTTGCACAACGCATTGCCAAAGTTCTGGGAGGCACATTGAATAAATGAAATTATTGTTTGGTATTAAAATGCGCAGAGTTAAATATTTTTACCATCTTGACTTCCGGACATTTATCTTAGGACCCGCACCCTTTTTTCGAGATGAAGTTGGATCATATGATTCGTCTTCATCATCACTGTTCATTCCTTTGCTAATTTCCCAAAATTCTTTTGAACCTAGCTTAAATTGAGGGTGATTTTCCGCCTTATACCAAAAAATCTGGTCTGTTAATTTATTAGATTTCGAATTATTATTAATCACCAAACATTCAAAATTTTCAGTGCATTGGTCCATCACTTGACTAAAAGACTCAAATGTTGGAAACATACCTGCATAATTTTCCCAAATCCTCTTTCTATTCGCTATATAAGGCTCTCTCAATATAAATACATAATCTATATTAGTTCTCAAATTTGGCGGGATACCTAGCGGATATTGCATTGTAATTATTAGCATAACTTTCCAATGACGACCATTCATAAAAAGCAATCTCATCATTTTATCTTTCGTCCATCCAGCATCATATAGACAATCATCTAATATACAGAATGTACGTGGGTCGATTGTCGACCTGGTACGAGCCTCCTGTTCTTTTTTTATTTGTTTTAAAACTGCTTTTTGTCGCTTTAAAATATTTTCAATAATAGCCGAATTATACTCATCATGAATGAATAATTTAGGGACATGTGAACTATAAAATCCATTTCCAGCCTCAGTTCCAGAAATTACCGTTCCTATAGGTATATCTTGATGATAAAATAACAAATCACGTACGAGAAAACTTTTTCCAGTATCACGCCGTCCAATAAGCACTACAACTGGTCCTTTATTTTCATTTGGTTTAAAACTAATATCCCGCATATTAAATTTTTTCAATTCAAGTGACATTATATTATATATAAGGGAAAATCCTTATTATTTAAAATATACGCATATAATAAGTTTAAAAGGTCAACTAATAATATCAATATTAGCTAAATGGATTTGCAATATGTAAAACGACAATCCGACCAAAATCTCTCCGATTTCGTAGATCCATGTGAAATAGAACAAATACAACAGTACAATCCATTGTATAGAAATTTTTTTCATTTAAATGATACTAATTATAATTCTATCTCGCTGAATCATGAATTTCATATCGATAAAATCACTAAGAAAATCAGTGAAAATACATATGAATGTGTTATTAAAAATAATATGCAAGAAACCACCACCACGCAGATTTTTATTAAATTTTCACCTTTAGTTGACCCCCTTAAATATATGATTGGAAAATACGATAATATTAATATATTACCTGAATTTAACTATCAAGGAAAAGATGAATTAAAAAATATGATTAACGACCCTAATAATTTTTCTTATGTAGACAGTTTTTTTTCATATTTATCTAGTAAATTATCAGAAGAAACATCATTTATGGGTGGCATTCAATATTATGGAGAATTTAATGGTATTAAAAATAATTTTAAAATCAACGCTTTCGATGATATTGATTATTTAATTGATTCTGACTTTTTTAAAAATAATGTTAATAAGTTATTTAATGTTGATGCAGAAACGTACAATGATTTGTCATTATTTCATTCCCGTAAAAATTTATCAAAAATATCCATCGGACAAGAAAATCATGTTTTACATGATATTATTGATTTATCAAATAATGTATCAGCATTAACGCAGGTTACGAATTGTGAAGAAATTTTCGATTTAAATGTTAATCCGGCAAAATCACCTCATTCAGAATCATCTGCTTCATCTTCATCCACATGTTCTTCTCGTTCATCTAACACAGATGATGACGAAGATGATGACGAAGATGATGGTGATGATGATGACGATGATGATGACGAAGATGAGGACGAAGACGAAGATGATGAGGGCGAAGAAGTTATTAATGTTTCTATTAAACAGTTCCCTGTTTTGGCGATATGTAGTGAAAAATGCTGCAACACCTTGGATAGATATATGATTAATAATAGCATTGAAACTAATGAATGGATAAGTATATTATTGCAAGTTATTATGATTTTATTGACATATCAAAAAGTGTTCGATTTTACACATAATGATCTGCATACAAATAACATAATGTACGTCGAAACCAAAAAAGAATTTTTATACTACTGTTACAATGGAATTTACTATAAAGTACCTACATTTGGAAAAATTTATAAAATTATAGATTTTGGCAGAAGTATTTATAGATATAAAAAAGAGAGAATTTGTAGTAATAGTTTTTCAAGTAATGGCGACGCGTCAACTCAATATAACTGTGAACCTTATATGAATAATAAAAAACCAAGGATTGACCCGAATATGAGTTTTGATTTATGTCGGTTAGGTTGTTCTCTCTTTGATTTTTTCATTGCCGATGAAGTTGATTATAATAAACCTGATATATATGACAAACTATCGATAGTTGCAAAATTAATTTGCGAATGGTGCTATGATGACGCAGGCAAGAATATACTATATAAATCAAATGGTAATGAAAGATATCCAGAGTTTAAACTATATAAAATGATTGCAAGAACTGTTCACAAACATACACCTCAATCACAGATGGATAATCACATATTTGATATTTACAAACTTCCTGGAAAAAAAGCCATTAATAAAAAGTCACATAATAATATATTGAATATTGATACATTGACTAAATTATATGAATAAATGGTACGTTTAAATTTTTGTTTTAGATGCGGACTAAATTGTACATTCCACTAAATGGTATATTATTCCTAAATAATACGGTTCATTCATTTTTAATTATAATTAAAAAATTAATTATAATTACGTTGTATAATTAAAAATTTGGTTCATCCAGGAATGCTGTGGTGGGTTTTGAACCAAGTGCATTCATACCACCAATATATTCTACTATATATAAACTTAGTAAACTACTCATAAATGTATATAGTGCATCTTTCGCTAAACCCTTCGGTGGTGTCGAAGGTTGCTTTTGGATAAACCTAACATCAATAAACTTTGCTAACACAAAACAAACTGATATTACAATAGATACTAATAATTTATCCTGCATTTATAATTATCTAGATTGATTTCGAATAACTCTAACGCAAATTAAAGCTCCGTTATATCATTCAATAATAGTTCGCCGTCATCATGTGAATCACTTATTCGTATTGAATCACCCATATTAGATGATGGCAATGTATCAAAATCTATTTCAACCGATTCACTTGAATCCTGCTTTATTAATGTGCTCATATTTTCTAATAGATTTTCAGTGTTTTCAGACACTACTGCCTTATCGAGTTTATTAACGTTTACAGCAGGTGTGATTTCCGTTTCTTCTATGGTTTCTGTATCTCGGAGATTTATAACAGGAGTATCCACCATTTTTTCAGGTATATCCGGTATATCATTCGCTGTTTCGGGCCGACGTTCTGATGCAGTTGGTATTATATTATGAGAAACATCCATTGGTTCCACATAAGTATCTTCTATTTCGACGTCTTCCTCCATATTTTCACTCATATATGCTCTCAAAATTGTATCAACTGGTATTGTATCGCGAATTGTACTTAAAATACAGTCTCGTATAATGCATTCACATTCTCTATTATTTTTTTGTTTCTGCAATGGACTACAGTCTTGCTCATATAAATATATATTTTTATATATTTTGCGAGCAATTTGGATATAGACATTATGAATAAAGCCCTCCAATTTAGGAATGTCGATATCTATTTTTTTTTGGTTTTTACAAACACGCACATTTGTTAAAGTCTTTAACATGATAACATGAACACATGTTAATAAATCATTAATATAATTACATTTACTGTTTGTAATAATTCGCTGGCACTCCTGGTCAATTATTGTTTGATTCCAACTAGGTATTCTACTTAAAAAATTTTGAAATGTCATTAAATATTTGTCTCGCTCATTATTTGTATTACACATAACATATGACTCTTTAAAAATTGAATTTACGCCTTCTACTAAATGTGGCAATAGTATATTTATTAATCGAGATACCCATTCGTTTCTAGACTCTACTAGATTCTCATTTGTATAGTCATCCATGTTTACATAATTAATATATTTTCTAATTCTTCATTAGAACGTAAAAAATAATTGTTTAAATAATTTAACAACATTAACTTTTCACTTTTTATATCTCTCCTAAACTTCTCATATAAGAGTGATACAATTATATACTTACTATCTTTTGATGTATTCTTTTTTTTCATATAACTATCCAACTCAAATGCACTATATCCGCGGTCTATCATAATGTTAACAGTATGCAATACATTTTCGGAGGTTATTATATTTGTTTTAAAATGTGTATTCAGCCATACATATCGCTTATTGGTATAATTTTTATATGCGATTTTGTTCTTTTTATGATAATTATATAAATTATACTGGCGATTATTTACCATTGGTAATGGCACAAAAATTTCTGAAAACCGAGATTGTACTGGTTTAAGTAATTTCGTTTTATCTTCTACTATAATGAAAAAACGTGTTGTACTACTATATTGTTCTATACATCTTCTTAATGCTGACTGTGCATCCATAGTTAAATGACCGGCATTTAATAATACTATCGTCTTAAATGTAATTCCATCGGTTGGATTTATTTGCGATTGTGCAAAAAATTTGAGTTCATCTCGTATAAATTTAATGCCATTTGTTATAATACAATCCACTACCAATACATATTTTTTCCGCGACTCTGGTAGTTTATATAATTTTTCAATGAATGTGTTTACGATTGTTTTCTTACCTGACCCACTTGCACCGTGAAATAATATATTTGGAATATTTTGCGATTTGTGATAATAATCTAATGATTTATAAATCGATTTATGGATTGATAACATATATAAAATTATAATACATCTTTAATATTATTTATTTCATATTAGGGAGCACTATGAAGACTGTGCGTATATGGATTTTTCTTGAAAGCGTTTAATAATTCACCGTCCATACGTGTTGAATTTGAGCCAATTCCACTAAGTTGTGGAATTTTTGTTGTCTGACTCATTGTATCTACTCCAATGTTCGCTATCGGTCCATCAGTTGGGACAAACATTCGATTATTGTTGCGGTCATTTTCATTTTTATCTATCGTCATATTTATACCATTATTAAAATGAGACGACGCCCCATGTTCAAAACGATTATATGTTGTTGACTCCTTATATGGATTATCACGCTGATTCATTGCAGATTCATTTGATGTTGGTGCAAGTCCCTGCTGAGACCCTCCAATATTTCCAAATGTTGAATAATTCGTTTTCTCTCGCTGATTAAATACTTTCTGATGTTCAGTCACATGATATGCATCGCCACCTTGCCCCTGTACGTTCATATGAATTTTTGACCCATTCAACTCCCTAAGCGTTTTTGGACAACTATCTTGTTGATTATCTATATAACTACCAGGTGTCACACCATTTACATTTCCACATTCTCGTAAATTTTTAAGCGTATTCTCTTTCCGCCCTGGCCGCATCGTATCCAATATTGGCGCCATCATTGAACCCATTATTCCACTCATGAACCCGGTACTTTCTGATTGCTTTTGACTTGAACGATTATTCGTTAATACATTGAACCCTTCCCGACCATTTGTATCATTCACTCCCGCATTCTTGGACATTGATATTCCTCCCAGTACCGCCTGTGCACCTAACTGCTGTTTGTGCCCTTCCACATAACTATGTGGTGCATATGTAGCACTTGCACCACCACTATTGTTACTGGCATTTCCAGAAATTCCCGTATACTCTAATGTCGTCTCGTTTCTATTTTGCTCTTTATGCATCTGCTCTGAACGACGTGTCGGTGCACTATTTCCTGCACCAGTTAGCAACCAACGCTCTTTATTATTTATAAAAAATGTATCTGGTGTATGCTTCTCTGTCCTCCCAATCTTGCCCATCTCATTCACTTTTGTTCCGGCTGGCCCCTCTAACCCATCTAATGTGAATGTCTGCTTGGGATTGTTTTTCACTCGTAGTTCATTTACATCTTTGGGTGCCCATGATTCACGTTGCGCCATACCATTATTAAAGCCATCATCTCCACCCTCCGTTGTAAACCCTTTTCCTAAACCCGGTGCAACTCGCTCTTCATCCCACGGTTTAGTATTTGCTTGTTTATGACTGGCATTTACACGAGATAAATAAAATTCACTCATATTAGGTGCCCCATGTATAAATTTGGCATCCCCATTTGGCTTAAATAACGGCGCTCGTTCTTCTTTCGATTTTTGCTGAGAACCACTTCCTAACATATTATCTAATATACTATCATGATGGTCATCAAGTGTTCCACCACGAACCTTTGAACCAAAGAATGGCTGCATATTATTGTGCTTAAAATTTGCTACATCTAACGATTTACCCGTGAGTGATTCAAAATCTGTTTTTACATTTTCTCGTTGAGTTATCTTTTGTATATCTTTGACATTACCTTTTTCGTAATATTTTTGCGAACTTTCGTTTGGATTATGAAATACCTCATTCGTATTTAATGCACCCGATATATTTCCATGTTTCTTATTATGTTGGGGTTGGGTATCACTCGGTCGTAACATACTGCTTTTACGTTCATTCTGAAAATTTTCCTGGGCTTGTCTTCTTTTATTCTTAGATGTAATATAATACGTCCCAGCCGCTATAATGGGGATTGCTATTTCTGCCATTTTATATATTATATGTTATTATATATTATTTATTCTATTATTTTTTTTGGTCAATTCTCGAGCTTACACTATGTTCAAAAGTACGAAATATATTCTCTTGGGGATTGTGTAATAATATGTCTTCCCGATGTTGCTTATTCTCTCGATACGTCCATGATGGATGTGTTGTGCGACTTTGATCTTCCCCACCACTATGTGTTGATGATTTTTCACGCCTTTGTAATTGATTTGCATGAATTGCATGTGTATTTAATTCAACTTCATCTCGATTTAATTTACGAGTTAATCCATGTAAATCATTCTCTACATCAATTGCATTTTCACCTAAATTATCCGCCCAACCCGATAATCTATAATGCGGGTCTTCCATATAATGAGGATTCATACCTTGCCCCGGTGTATTCAACATGTATTTTCCTTGGTCAGTTGATTCCTGTAAATGCTTTCTTACCCTAGCTCCATCATCGGATATTCTAGTAAATGACATATTAATATATAATAAGATTTTTATTACATATTAATTATTCTACATATTAATTAAGCGACTATTTCCTGTTAATGAATCATGTGTGCCATCTATATCCTGTACCATTAATTTTCTATTTTTATGTTTCATATATTCTGCATAGTCTGTCCATTGTTTGCAATCTGTTGTTTTGGTATTCGTTTTTATATCTGTTCCTGATACATCCTGACACGATATATCAAAACATTCGTTTTTATACTGAATATATGAACTATACGTCAGCCAATTCTTACTCATATATATATATATATTAAAAAATATTATTACTTTTGTGGATTTATAAATGTCCACGATATATCATTGACAGAATATTCTGACTCTAGCTTTCCGTAATAATATCGCGCTATCTTAACATTCGTATCAACCGCGATTACTTTATAAGTGCCAGTAATCACGAGGTCAGTGTCGTCTAACTCTGCGTACGGTGGCGTAGTTAAAGTTGGATCACCAACAGTAATGGTGGGACCGCTAATATCATACGACAAATTAGATTTGTAAACAAGATTGTGTCCTGTCTCTCCACTATCCGAGGTCTTTTTTGTAAAATCAAAAAAATAGTTAATAGATATGTCAGTAATATTGAATACCAAATCAGAATAATTAAATTCATCATAATTAATGCCTCTCGTGGGTACTTCCCATACAGATGGCGCATTCGTTACATTTTGTATATAATCTACACCACCGATAATATTAATTCCGGTTGTGTTCATCTGTTTATCCATCTTATCTAACCGGTTCTCTAGATAACGTATACGATTTTGATAAGAATAACTTTCATAATCGAATTCTCCTTCTCCCTCAACTCCCTGAACTACACCAATTGATATACACGGCAACATCGTTAGATGGGTTGGATAACCTTCTGATGAAATATCATGACGGGTTGAACTCGATTCA